CTTCTGCCAATTCTTTTGGCTTAGATACTGGTTTGTCTGTAGAGTGGTTAAACAAATGCCAGATTCTATTCTTGCCTTGTGGGCCGTTCTCTTTTATTGACTTAGTAAAAGCACCTGGCATAATTACATCGCCATCGCTATCTACATTACCAAATGCAGAATAGTAAACCGTAATGGTTCTTGAGTCATCAGCCATATCGACTGGTACTCCACTTACTGCTTTCTTATTATAAAAATTACTCATATTCATTTTTTTAAGCAATAAACACAGTACAACATCTACAGTTACAATTATTCATTGCACCTCCGTTTGCATCATGTGCGTATTGCATCTCAATTACTCCTCTATCTGGCGTATTCACAAGGAACGGTTGATTAATCGGTATCCTCACTCCACCTGCATCTGGATTGGTTTGCCTATCCAATGTTCGGTGCCAATCTCTGTACCTATTATTCTTAGCAGGATAATCTGCCGCCACCCATTGCTTTAGCAAAGGTATGTTAACAAATTTAACTGCACCCATCATACCAGCACTTAATGCTTGATGTGATTCCGTTCTTGCAATCAGCAGACTCCTTGCGTTGTTAATCTTCCCTTCTTGTAGGTTTTTAATCGCAAGTGAATTAACCTCGTTAAGACTCAAGTTATTTTCTTGTCCGTATCTAATAGAGCCGTTCAATATCCTTGTAATCTCATTCTTGGTAGTATTTTCAATCCCATACATTTTAGTTCCGCTGTAGGTTGTCCAATAAGACAACATAAAAGCTAACCATTCATCCATAATGTTCAATGGGTCTAAATCTACTGATTCTGCTTTTTTATACTTGTCAAATATCTTTTGATACGTCATGGCAGTATATCCGCCAGTGGTCTCATACAAAGTTCGTAAAATATTATTAATATTCTTTCCGTCAAATAAAGCATTCTGATTATTGACAGTTTGCTGAGCTCCATAATCTTTAACCAACTGAGCAGCTTTATCAAAGTCAGATTGTAAAGCAGCCAATATCTTAGGCTGATACTCTCTTACTGATTTCCTTGCAATCTTTTGTTGCAAATCAAACTGCTGAGAAGGCGTGACTATTTTAGCCATTATTTTACTGGTGGTATATTATAATCACCTTGTTGTTGTGCACTCGTAGGGTCTTGTAGCATCGTTAACTCATCGATAGGTAAGTAACCTGCTGGGATAAATATTTCATCCATAACTGGGTCATTAGAAGTATCGTAACGCATAGCTGCTCTTTTCTCGTTAGGAGTAATCCACCAAGATTGAGACAAGATACCAGAAAGTTCTTTCATATCTTCTTGCAACTCTGGGAATACTGTAATATCAAAATCGATATAGTACCCTTGTCCAATTTCTGCTGCAAAGAATCTATTGAAAGCATCACGAAGTGCCACTAATTCTGGAAGTACTACTTGCGTAAGCATTTCCTTCTTAGCTTCTTTCATGTTGTTATAAGTCTTGTTATCTGGGTCGTTAAACAACGCAGAGTTTACACCATACACATTACAAAGTTCTCTAAGGGTGACTTTCTCAGATTCTAAAAGCTGAAGGTCAATAGGGGATAAACCCATGTTTACCCAACCTAATTTAGCACCAGCGATTAAAATCTTACCAGCGTTCTGAACAATGCTACCTTGAGTCTTAGTTCCGTACTGATTGTAGAAATCTTCTTTTAACTTACCAGCTTCCTCTTGTCCGAAGTTGTTAGACTCATCGGCATACAAGATACCTTTAGGGCCTTGATTCTGTAACATACCAACAGATGTATCTTTCGCATCGTTGCTACGTTGTACCGTTCTATATGCAGCTTGTAGAGGACTCAGCCCATAGAGCTGTGACCCGTTCGTGTCGAAGTAAGGGTTGAAGTATTTTAGATGGATTACGTCTTTCGCATCTAAGAAATCCCATCCAACAAGTGTAAAAGAATAACCTTCAACCCCATTGATAGTACCATCTGAAATGATGGCCATGTATTGCGGAGGGAGCACGACTAATTCTTGAACCTTACCGTTTTCTAATCGGTTAGCCCATACAAAAGAATTGCCGCAAATAAGTTTATAACCAATTACGCTTTCAATGAACTCAGAAAGAGATTGATATTCGTTTGGTTTTTCTAATAAAGTGTTTAATGGGGAATCAGCAATCTCATCAACAGCCTTAATCCTAATCAACTCGGCCTTAGCTAAGTCTTGAGTAGTTGTTGAGTTTTTAGTGAGTGCTGCATATCTTGTAAGGGATTTCTTATCCTTTACCTTGTAAACGTAAAATGGAACACTTGATACAGTTTTTGATATACGCTTAATGATGGCATACACCTCACTATTGTTATCGTAATCGTTTACGAATTTTCTTTGGTTAAGTTCTGGATATAAAGTTCTTCCAGCAAGTAATCCTCCGAAATCAGCAAATGGACTGGTAACTTGTATCATTCCATTAGGAGCTTGTGCCTTTTGGTTGAAAGGGTTAATGGCTCCGAATATGTCAGTTAATTTCACGCTATATGATATTTTTACAAAAGTAACAAATTTTTAGCCTATACTACCCAGCCTCTTTTTGGTTTAGCAAATTTTGAGTATATAGCATACCTCATGGCATCCATCAAGTGGTCTCTAAACTTAACTGGTTCATCAAGTGTATTGCCATCGTTGTCTGTTTTCCACTTGTAGTTTTTAAACTCATCCAACAAATCTAAGGAATCGCTTTTAACTATCAATGGAAATGACTTTACCTTGTTGATACCAGCAAAAACATCTTTAACGGCACTTTTAAGGCTAAATCCAGCCTTATTAATCTCAGCTATGGTCTTGGGTTCAGCGGCATCAGCGAATATCTCTGTACGCTTGTCAAAGCCAAATGCCTTTAGCCTATCGATGAGTAGTGATGTAGACATTTTAGTTTCGTAGATGAGTTGCTCCACGAACATCTCGTTATCGAAGTGTTTGATACGCACCAGTGCGGTTTGATTGTTGTAGCCAAAATCCAGTCCATAAAATATTTCTCCTCCTTCGGGAAAGTTTCGTCTGCGTTTCCAATGGGTATAAATAGTTGCTTCTGATATTGCTCTTTCACCTAAACCATAAACTCTCCAATATTCATGGTCTGCATCTTTAAGTCTCTCAATCTCCTCCACCAAAGATTTCTCAAGGAATGGGTTGTCTTTGTAGGTAGTGATGGTAAAGTCAGTATCTTCTCTGGTAATTACCTTGTCGTATATCCAAGAGTAGTAATCTGAAGGGTTATAGTCAATTACAATCTTTTCTGTGGTTCTTAATGCTAACTGCATCCAAGATTCATAGTTAACCTCGTTGGCCTCGTTAATAAACAAGTAGTTTCTTTTACGACCTCTTATTTTTTGTGGTTGGTCTGTAGAGACAAACTCTACGGTATTGCCTCCTAAGAAGTAAAGATTTTCTGACTTGTTGTGCTTTTCTTCTGAGTATAGGCCATATTTTGACAGAATCTCGATAAAGTCTCTCATTACTGAGCCTTTTATGGATGGCAACGAGGAACGGCAGATAGTTAGTGTCTTCCCTTTTTCTTGTAATAATTTTACGATAAACCAGGTCAATACATTGTAGGTTTTGCCAGACCTTGTTCCGCCTTGCATAACAGATATTTTTTTCTGGCTGTTTTGCAGTATCTCGAAAACGATGTTTGTGGTTACGTTCATAGGGCATTAGGGAAAAATTAAAAAATTGGCTTTGGTAAAGCGAAACTAATACTTTTTGGTTTTATACAAGGGTAGGCCCCTAAAAGTTTACCAATAGAAAACTTTATCAATCACAAATAACTTGTTTATAGCTCATATAAATCATTTTTTGACCGATAACGTCAAGTTTTTTGAACGATAAACTTGACACTACTCCTCGAACTCATCTTGGTCGTTCATATCCAACAACTCACCTTTGCTATGGTCATATAATGGAATCTCTGGTATCTCGGAAGCCAATGTGGCTGGAACAGTAAAGCTGTTATCTTTCTGAGTATCGAAGTTTATTATATTCTCATCTCCATCGAGCTGCTTCTGCAAGTTAGGTAATTCTGATGGCTTCACTACGTTAACCGTAATCTGCTTCACCACATCTCCCTCATGAGCCACCTCAGTCTTTTCAATGTACCCTCTTCTTTTGCCCTTAGTCTTAAGTAAAAACATGGTAGCTAAAGTATCACCCTTAGTAATCCTCTCCATCAACTTGTGCTCCCCCCAGTCAAGCATAATCTCCTCTGGCTCTATTTCAGCTAAA